GGGCACCAGAATTAAGGACGCTCGAACAACTAGCTCTCTATTGGGTTTGGTTCTTCTTCTTGGGAAGAGAGGAGTTGGTGGAGGTCTTTTGGAACGCGTCATCAATAGGTATGAGGCCTTGAGTGCATCTCTTGAGTAATGAGATGTCACGTTCCAAAGATTCTAAGTCGTACCTGTCAGATAGATCAAGTTGGGACAGGAGCTTATGGGCTTAGATTAGACAGTAGGAGGCGTGTTGCACGTCCAAATACTGTTTATCATCCTCACAGTCTATGAGGTGATGTTGGGGGCTTCTTCTGGAAGCATAGCCAAACCTGGCTGCGGCAGCATTAGCCAAGGGATCAATCCAAGATTTGTGATTGGCGTATAGCTGCTTAACTTTATTAAACACGTCGCCGAGACGTGTACCTTTCCTAGGTTCCGGGAGGTAGTTGAGAGGATTGTATGGGGAGGTGATCAATCTCTGGATAAAACCACCGTGGACATACTTCATAGCTTCGTTCACATCGCAGGATCCTTGACCATCACCCAAGGAACGGGCGAAAGCATCCCACACCTTGGCATTGTAAACGTAGTTAGAGTGCAAGTTGCAGTCCATTGCATAAACGGTATTGGCTGAAGCGTTTATATTTATGCCCGGGGTGTGAATTATGGCATAGAACACAACCTCATTTCCTAAGGCTATGGACTCCACATCGCTTGGTTGGCCAATCTACGAGTTCATATTGTTAGCAATATCATGGTTAACGACGGCGGACTAGAGTTCAACAGTCATTTACCCTGGCGTGACCTTGACGACACGATTGGCGGTCCTAAGCAAATCATTGATCGTGATTATAAAACCAGAATCTCTGTTAGTTAGACCACCAAAGGTCGACACTCCATAAGATATGGATCCGGCAGTGCATGCAGCGGGAATGTTAAGTGTACACCTCATTTTAGAGGCCCATATCATTGCGGATTCTCCTATTGTGTCACCTTAACTACCGTACAGCGTGGACAAAGTGTAGCAGCCTCGGTTGACGGTCCAGAAGTTAGGGGCGAGGAACATGTCTGAGTTGGGATCGTCAGTCTATCTCACAAAAAGTCCTCCTAGCTTAGATCCCGCTGGGATTTCGCCAGCGTTACCTGTACCGTAATAGGCGGACAGACTGGGGCAGTATGCTAGGAGACAGTAGTTCCTGGTCCCTAGATTCTCTGAGACGGGCGTGGTTGCATTGTTATAGGCCTAGGATATCGAGAAAACAGACGATATGACACCAGTAAATTACGATGAAAGGTTCATATTATTGATATAAGGCACGTTGAATCGACCTGGGAGATGCTTAGCCACCAACATGGCGTCCCATTCGTTAAGGAACTGATCAACGTTCATCTGTTTTATGCCTGCAGCTCGCTGCATGTTATCGTACACTTTAGATCCTGGGTAATTCTCTCTGTAGCTCTTAGGGGCTGAGGGGACAAGCATTTAAGATTTCTTCTCCTCTTTATTGTAGCGTTTTTGCTTCTTCTTAGGCTGATATGAAGTCTGAGCAGACTTTTTGTTCTTCTACTTGCTAGGCTTACTAGGAGCAGCTTTAGGTTCTATGTTGACTTCAACAGTACTCATTTTATATGAATGTCCATGCAAATAGAAGGTGTTGGTTTGGATAGCTCGTATGAGGTCAGCGATGTTAACATTACAACGATAATTAACTTCGGACTCAACGCAATAATCTACTGGTTTAGGAGGATACTTCTTAGCCCACCACTATTACATAGTTGTCGAGACGGGGGGTCGGTGCTTCATAGTAGCGAGCATCAAGTCTTCCAGAAGATGGCTAAGCTGTTCTGAACGAACACCTTCATAGATTGCGGCACGATGCAGCATGGGGTCTCTCAGGATGTGTTAATTCTACCGATTGTAGTACTGCTTCGTGCTAATCAACTTAGACACATCACGGGTGCAAACAAGTCCGTGGGGCGTCATGAAAAACCATTTGCTACAAAACTCGATACCATTCAACTCAGAACAGACAATGTCCTTAACTATCTGTCCTAGCGAGGATGGAGTCTTATCATCTGGGGAGGTGTTTCTACGAACAGCTTAAAAGCAGCGATGATCTCCTCTAGGGTGTTTTATGGTGCCATCGTCGCCGGAGGCATTAGTAGCATGTGGTAGACCAGCAACATAAAACTCACAGTAAGTGTACTCACGAAGAGTATTGGTGAGGGTTGTGAAAGCATCTCCACTAGGCGTGGTTCCCTGTCCACTGAAATAGATAAAATCTTATTCGTCACCATTAACGTACTTACGGAACATAGAGTGGACCTCAGTAGTCCACTATTCCGATTAACCAGTGCCAGGAAAAGCAACGAACACATGAAACTAGTAGTCCAGGGCATCACGGACGAACTCATCTTTCGCTTCTCGGGGAGTCATGAATCTAAACTCGTTTCCGGGATGGGAGAATATCTTCAAGAGGGCGTCCTGGATGGCTGGAGACTCCCAAAACGGTTTCTCACAGGCAGTCTTCAGTTCGGCGAATTACGTAGACTCAAATTACGACCCATCCATAGACAGAGCCGATTCATAATTAAGTGACTGAAGAGGGGGTTCAGCGAACTTCCAG